CGTCGTTGGTGGCAGATAGGCTACGACCACGCCATCGTCCTGGCGCGCGAGAGTGCGCGCAGAAGCCTTTGACAGCCTCTCCATCCGTCTGTCAGAGTGCCCTCCGGCGCGCCGCCATCCTTCCCCCCTGAAACCTTTCAAGGCCGATTTAATCCCCCGTGAGGGCGATTGTCCGAGGGTATTCAACCCGGGGTTCAATAGATGGTCATGGGGGTAAGCCCTGAAGGCGTGAAGTTCATCGAGCGCCACGAGGGCGTGGTCCTGAAGGCGTACCGCGACGTGGCGGGCGTCTGGACGATCGGCGCGGGCCTCACCGCGGCCTCGGGCGTGGTGACGCCGAAGCACGGGCTGACAATCACGAAGGAGGAGGCGAGACGCCTCCTGGCGCTGGCGATCACCCGCAACTATGCCCCCGCGGTGCGTGCGGTCATGCCGGGCTCGGTGCAGCACGAGTTCGACGGCGGGGTGAGCTTTCACTTCAACACCGGCGCGATCGGGCGCGCGAGCTGGGTGGATGCCTGGCGCCGCCGGGACAAGGAAGCTGTGCGCAAGGGCCTCGCCAGGTGGGTGAAGGGCGGCGGCAAGGTGCTGCCGGGCCTGCAACGCCGCCGCGAGGAAGAGGCGCGCCTGATCAGCGACGGAGCCTACGACGCGACAGAGGCAACGCCGCCGCGGCAGAGGAACGCGGCGCGGGTCGCGCTCCGGCTGTCGCCGGCAGAGCTGGCGGCGGCCCGCGAGGGCTTCGGCAAGCTTGGCTACGACCCCGGGGCCGATCCGCGCTTCGTCGCGTTCGACGCTGTCTGGCGTTTCCAGCGCGACCACGACCTTGCCGTCGACGGCATCCTCGGCCGCGCCACGCTCACGACGCTGCAGCGCCGTCTCGACGCGCGCCGGACGTCCGCCCAGACCGTCGCGGCCGGCGGTGGCGGTGCCGCGGCGACACAGGCGCCGGGGATCGGCGATACCCTGCCTGACACCGTGATCCTGGTGGGCGTCGGGGTCGTGACCGCCCTCGTCCTTCTCTGGCTTGCCTGGACCTACCGCGACGTGGTCGCCGCCAAGCTCCAGCGCCTCGCACCCCGAACCGCAACCTGGCTGAGGAGCCGCTAGATGACCAAGGGCGAATACCGCGTCGGCGTGACGTTCAACCCCTCGGGCGACGACCAGGTCACCGCGATCAAGGCCGCGGCGGCGCGGTTCATCGACCTCGTCGAGGGCATACAGACGCATTCCTCGGCCCGGCTCGCGATCGATGACGAGGCCTGCCGCGAGCGCGGCCGGCTGAAGGCACTCGCCCGGACCGCCGCCGAGGAGGCGGCGATGTGGGCCGTGAAGGCCGCCACCAAACCCAACCGCGCGGAGGGCTGACATGCGGTGGATCTTCTTCCTTCTGACATTCGCGCTTGCCCAGCCGGCCAACGCCCTTGTCTGCGTGCCGCTCGACGACGCGCTCGCACATCTGGCCGAGCGGTGGCACGAAACCCCGGTGTTCACGGGCGCCTTCGAGGACGGCGCCTGGATCGTCACCGCCGCGCCGGACGGCGGCAGCTTCACCATCCTGCGCCTCACGCCCGATGGCATGACCTGTATTGCCGGCGCGGGCGAAGGATGGGCCGCTGCCCCCGTGACACATTCCGGAAAGGACGGCTGACATGGCCCCCGCACTGATTTCCCTGGCCGCCCAGATCGGCGCCCCGATCATCCGCGACATCCTCGCCCGCAAGATCGGCCGCGAGAACGCCGAACTCGCCAGCGACGTGGTCGGCATGATCGCGAAGCGCGCGGGTGTCGCCCCCGAGGCGGTCGAACAGCTTGCCGCCGACGAACCCGACCGGGTGATGACGGCGATGGTCGCCGTCGAGGGCGACGTGGCCGAGCTGGCGCCGCTCTATGCCGCCGAGATCGCGGCCCGGCAGGAGACCTTCGCGGCCGAGAGGGAGGAGCCGCTCTGGGTCCGCGCCTGGCGGCCCTTGGGCATGTACGGGCTGGGGTTCTTCTGGCTCTGGAACCTTGTCCTCCTCCACGTCGCGAATGCCGTCTGGAAGATTGCCCTGCCGCCCACCGACCTCTCGGTGCTGATGCAGATCAGCGCGCTCTACATGTCGCTCTACATGGGCGGCCACACCGCCAAGGACCTCATGGCGAAGTGGACGGGCCGCACCTGATGGAAGCCGACGTCCTGAACATCTCGCCCTTCGTCGTCTGGGTGATCGCGCTCTCGCAGCTCCTGACCTTCGGCCTGACGGTCTGGAACCTGATGGCCTCTGGCAGCCGCGCCAACGCCAAGGCGCTCGACGCACACAAGACCATGCTCGACCACCACGGGCTCCGTCTGAGTTCGATCGAGCAGGCTATCGCCGACAGCCCCGGCCGCAAGGACATGCACGAGCTGCACATCGCGCTCTCCGAGATGCGGGGCGACCTCAAGGAGATGCGGGCGACGATGAAGGGCAACAACGAGGTCATGCGGCGCCTCGAGACCATCGTCAGCCGCCACGAGGATCACCTGCTCGACGGAGCGAAACGATGAACGACTATGCCGAGACGCTGCGTCAGCACCGCCGCCTCGCGATCCTGCGCCACCTGGAGGCGGTGCCGGACTACACCTCGAACGCCTCGATCCTGCAATCGGTGCTCCAGGGCGTGGGCCTGCCCTCGACTGCCGACCAGGTCGTGACCGAGCTCTCGTGGCTGCGCGAGCAGGGCTTCGCGGAGTTCGAGGGCACGGCCGAGTTCCTCGTCGTCACCGCCACCCGGCGCGGCGTCGAGATCGCGCGCGGCATGGCGACGCATCCGGACATCCAGCGCCCGCGGCCGAGGCGCTGAGATGCCGGTCCCCCGCAAGGTCGATCTCCTGCCGCCCGAGCTCAGGACCTGGCTCGAGGCGGAACTGCGTGCCCGCGGTTTCGGCGGTTATGTCGAGCTGGCCGAGGCGTTGAACGGCAAGCTCGAGGGCGAGGGGCTCGAGCTTCGCATCCAGAAGTCGGCGCTGCAGGAATGGGGCGCGGAATACGCCGAGTTCGTGAAGGTGCAGAAGGCCGCCGATGCCTGGGCCAAGGAGTGGATGAGCGAGCAGGGGCTCGGCGACGAGGCCAAGCGCCACAACATCCTCTTCCAGATGATCACCGCGCTCGCCTTCAAGGTCATGCAGCACCAGATGACGAAGGAAGGCGACGAGATCGACCCGAAGGAGCTCCACTTCCTCGGCCGCATGATGAAGGACATCATGCATTCCTCGGGGATCCGCGAGCAGCTTCTCGCGGCCGAGCGCAAGCAGATGGCCGAGAAACTCGACAAGGCCGTCCAGGACGGCGAGGTCACCGAGGACTTCCGCGCCCAGGCGCGCCGGATCATGGGCTTCGTGTGATGGCATTCCGGTGGGTCGATCCGAAAGGGGGCCGGAGCTTCGACTATCCGACCGAAGCCGCGGCGCGCACGAACGCCATCTACAACGTTCGCGTCCGGGCAGGGGTGCCGGCAGAGCGCGCCGGCCGCGCGCTCGACAAGGACCTTGAAGATACCCTGTGGAAATCCATGAAGCACGCCGGCTGGAAGATCGAGGTCGATGTATGAGCGCGGTGGCTCCCGAAAACCCGATCATCAAGTTCCTGCCCTACCAGCGGGCATGGATCGCGGACAAGGCGCGCTTCAAGATCGGCATGTTCACCCGGCGCGGCGGCAAGACGTTCGGCGCTAGCGGCGAGATCGTCGACGACTGCACGCAGGCCGAGATCGACGGGCGCAAGGTGCGCTGGACGATCCTGTCGCGCTCGGAGAACACCGCGAAGGAGGCGATGGAGGACGCGCTGAAGCCGATGACGCGCGCCTACTACGAGGTGCTGCGCGGGCTTTCGCGGCGTGGCCAGCCGGTCTTCGAGGAAGGCCAGTTCCACGTGCCCGCCCATGCCCGCGAGGTGCGGCAGGGCGACCAGGTCTTCAAGGTCGATGTCCCTGAGGCCACCTACAAGACGCACGAGGTCCGTTTCCCGGGCGGCAGCCGCGTCGTGGCGCTGTCTGCCTCCCCGGATGCCGCGCGGGGCTTCGGCGGCAATCTCCTGCTCGACGAGTTCGCCTTCCACGCCGACAGCCGGCGCATCTGGGGCTCGGCCTTCCCGGTGGCCGCGCGCGGCGGCCACAAGATCCGCGTGATCTCGACCCCGAACGGCAAGGGCAACAAGTTCTACGAGCTGATGACGGCCGAGGACACGAACTGGTCGCGGCATGTGGTCGACATCTACGAGGCCGTCAAACAGGGCCTTGACGTCGACATCGAGGAGCTGCGGAAGGGCATGTCCGACGAGGACGCCTGGGCACAGGAGTTCGAGCTGAAGTGGCTCGACGAGGCCGCCGCCTGGCTCGACTACGACCTCATCTCGGCGGCGGAGCATCCGGCCGCCGGCATCCCGGGTCTCTACCAGGGCGGGCCCTGTTATGTGGGTGTCGACATCGCCGCCCGGAAGGACCTCTTCGTCATCGCCGTGTTCGAGCGGGTGGGAGATGTCCTCTGGCTGCGCGAGTTGATCGCCCGCCGCCGCATCTCGTTCCAGGACCAGGACCAGCTCCTCGACGACGTCTTCCGCCGCTACCGCGTGGTGCGCTGCCGGATGGACCAGACGGGAATGGGTGAAAAGCCCGTCGAGGACGCGCAGCGACGCCACGGCGAGACCCGCGTCGAGGGCGTCCTCTTCACCTCCGCCGCGCGGCTCGAGCTTGCGACCGACCTCAAGGAGGCGATGCAGGACCGCAAGGCCCGTATCCCGGCCGGCGACCCGGTGCTGCGCGCGGACCTCCATGCGATCAAGAGCCAGGTGGGTGTCACCGGTATCCGCCGCCTGGTCGCGGACGGCGACACCGACGGTCACGCCGACCGCTTCTGGGGAATGGCCCTCGGTGTATCGGCCGCCAGCGTGTCCTACCAGCCGTTCGACTATCAGCCCGTTCCGATCCACGGCGGCGACAACTTCGACCGCGAGGTGAGGATCACGGGTGGCTTCACCGCGCATAAAGGGATCTGGTGATGGCAATTCTCGATCAATACGGGCGGCCCGTCAGGCTCGAGGCCCTGACAAAGCCCAAGGCGGAGCCCGGGCTTTCCGGCGTCCGCAATGTCTGGGGCCACTCGGTCGCGTCGGGGCTCACGCCGGCGAGGCTGGCATCGATCCTGCGGGCCTGCGACGACGGCAGCATCGACGAGTTCATCACCCTGGCGGAGGAGATGGAGGAGCGGGATCCGCATTACTTCTCAGTGCTAGGCATCCGAAAGCGCGCGGTCTCCGGAGTGCGGCCGACGGTCGCCGCGGCATCCGACGCGGCCGGTGACGTGAGGATCGCGGACGCCGTGCGGGACAAGATCGCCGAGCATGACGGGTTTCCGGATCTGGTCGAGGAACTGCTCGATGCCATTGGCAAGGGGTTCGCCGTGGTGGAGATCGACTGGCGGAAGAGCGCGCGGGAGTGGTGGCCCGAGCGGTTCCTGCCGCGGTCGCAGCGTTTCTTCACCTTCGATAGGATCGCCGGGTCAGAGATCCGCCTGCGTGACGAGGCCGATCCTGCCGATGGGGTGCCGCTCGATCCATTCTGCTTCATAACCCACCGGGCCCGCATGAAATCCGGCCTGACCTTCCGAGGCGGACTTGCCCGTGTCGTCGCCTTCAGCTGGATGTGCAAGGCCTACGACCTCAAGGACTGGATCGCGTTCATCGAGACCTACGGCCTGCCGCTGAGGCTCGGCCGCTACGGTGCCGAGCACTCGGCAGAGGACGTGCAGAAACTCTTCTCGGCGGTGGCGAACATCGGCACGGACGCGGCCGCGGTACTCCCGAAGAGCATGGAGATCGAGTTCACGGAGACGGGCGGCGGCACGACCGCCGACAAGGTGTTCGAGAATTTCGCGCGCTACGTCGACGAGCAGATTTCGAAGGCGGTGCTCGGGCAGACGATGACGGCTGACAACGGGTCGTCGAAAAGCCAGGCGGAAGTGCACAATGAAGTCCGTCACGACATCGCGGCGGCGGACGCCCGGGCGCTCAAGGGCACGCTCGCCCGCGACCTGGTGAAACCCTTCGTCGATTTGAACTTCGGTGTCCAGGAGCGGTACCCGACGCTATCGATCGACATTGCCGAGCCCGAGGACACGGCGATGATCATCGACAAGGGCCTTGCAATGGCCCGCCAGGGCGTCCGGATCAAGGCGAGCGAACTGCGCGGAAAGCTCGGCTTCGCCGAACCGGATGACGACGACGAGATTGTCGGGACAGGCCCCGCGCCCGCCGCGGAGGGCTCCCGGCCGGCTACGAATACCGCGCTGAACCGCGCGAGTAACGCCGACGACCTCGACGAGATCGAGGCCGGCATGCTCGACGACTGGGACGACGTCATGGAGGATGTCCTCGGTCCGATCGAGGCGATCGTCGCCGGTGCGGCGACCTACCAGGAACTGAAGGCGCGGCTTGCAGAGGCGGCGCCGCAACTCGGCGCGTCGCGGCTCATCGATGCGCTCGTCAAGGGGATGTTCAAGGCGCGCGCCATCGGCGATGCGGGTCAGCCAGGTGCGGGTGACGGGACGTGAACGACCGCCCGGCCTACAGTTTGGACCCGGGTCCGCCGCCGGAGGCCTCGCGCTTCCTGCGCAACAAGGGCCTTATTCCGAGCTTCAGCTGGCAGGACGTCGAGCCGGAGGAGCATGCGGTCGCCTTCACCGTCGCCAAGGCGATGCAGATCGACGTCCTCGAGACGATCCGCGAGGAAGTTCAGCGCGCGCTGGACGATGGCCTGCCGCTCGCGGAGTTCCGGCGCACACTGCGGCCGCGCCTCGAGAAGCACGGATGGTGGGGTGTGAAGGCGATGGTCGATCCGGAGACCGGCGAGGCGAAGGAAGTGCGCCTCGGCACGCCGCGCCGCCTCAGGACGATCTACAATGCGAACATCCGCTCGGCGCGCGCGGCCGGCCAGTGGGAAAGAATCGAGCGAGCGGCGCGCGCATTTCCCTATCTCGAATACCGGCTCGGACCCTCGGAACGCCACCGCCCGCACCACGCAATCAAGGAAGGTCTGATCATCCCGGTCGACGATCCGTTCTGGGACGAATGGATGCCGCCGAACGGCTGGGGCTGCAAATGCTGGGTGAGGCAGGTGTCCAAGGCGGAGGCCGAGCGGCGCGGCATCGATCGCGCGCCGCTTCTGCCGAAGCGCCGCGTCCTGAACAAACGGACGGGCGAGATGAGGGAGGTCCCGGTCGGGATCGACCCGGGATGGGAGAGAAACCCCGGGAAGTTGAGGTTGCAGGCGATCGAGGCGGTCCTCGCCGAAAAGATCGAGGCGCTGCCGGAGGCCGCGGCGCGGGCAGCCGTGCTTGACATCGCCACCAGCTGGCGGGCGGAGCGCGTTCTCCTCGGCAGGGCACCCGGAGCCGTTCCCGTCGCCGTCCTTCCCGGCGCCGTGGCAGCGGCCATAGAGAGCGGAACCACTGTCGTTCAGATGACAAGTTCCTACGGCGACAAGTTCAACCTCCGCAACAGAAGCGTCACCACCGACACGCTCATGATCATGGACGATGCGCTTCGGACGGGGATCCTGATCCTGGAAGAGACGGATGGAGGTTCGACGCTGCACGTCCTCTCGCGCGGCGATGCCGCCTGGCAGTTCGCGCTGAAACTCGTCCGCGCACAGCGTCAGGTCTGGATAAAGACCATGCACCGATCGCGGCCATCCAGGGCAAAAGCGGTGCTTCGCCGGCCGGGTACGAGATCGATCAGGGATTGAAGCGCCCGGGAGGTCATTACCCCTCCGCAGTCACATGGACTGGCTGAACGTTTTGCTCGGGCGCATCCAGAAGGTATGCCTCGCCGAGACCGAAATCAAGCGCCAGGTTCCAAGCCGACCGCCCGGCGGCTGCGGCAAGGCGTCTGGGAGCGCCGTTAAACGGTAGTTAAAGGCCCTTGTCGGGCTGGGGGGCTACCTACTACGCTGCGACACGGGAAGGCCGCTCTACGGGCCTCCCAGGGTGCGTCGCGGTTTTCTGCCGGTGAGGCCCTCCCGGCCCCTGAAAGTCTTCAAGGCCGATTTGCCCGCACCCATCCGCCATTGTCGGCGCCATGGTGACGACGGTTCTCAATCAGCTTCAGGGCCTGGCCCTCAATTTCCAGTCCGGCGCGGCGCCGGGCTGGGTTCAGCTCATCCCGCCGGGGCCGGTCGTCGCCGGTCGCGACGGGCGGCGCTGGACCATGGTCGATCCGGCGGAAATCGTGGCGGCGTTCGATCCACGCAAGAAGCCCATGATCGACATCGAGCATTCCTCGCAGCTGAAGGCGCCGCAGGGTGAGCCTGCGCCCGCCGTTGGCTGGATCGAGGAGATGGAGGTCCGCGACGGATCCATATGGGGTCGCGTCGACTGGACGGCGGACGGCGAAGCGGCCGTCACCTCGCGCGCCTACCGCTACCTGAGCCCGGCCTTTGCGTTCGACGCGGCGACCGGCGGGATCCTCCGGATCGTATCGGCCGGGCTCACCAACAACCCAAACCTCGACATGGCCGCACTGAACCGCGCCGCGTCGTCACAGGAGACTGAGAAGATGGACAAGGCAGTCCTTGAGGCGCTCGGCCTCAATGCCGATGCCACGGCCGCCCAGGCCGTGATCGCGATCGAGAAGCTGAAGGGCGAGCGTGCCACGGCGCTCAACGCCTCGCAGCATCCCGATCCGGATAAGTTCGTGCCGCGGGCCGACCATCAGCTTGCGCTGAACCGGATCGCCGACTTCGAGGTGCGGGAGAAGGCCGCGCGCGAAGCCGAGGTCGCGGCCGCCGTCGACGCCGCGATCGAGGCCGGCAAGGTCGCGCCAGCGTCGAAGGAGTACCACCTCGCGTCCTGCCGCGCCGAGGGTGGACTGGAACGCTTCCGCGCGATGGTCGCGGCGAGCCCCGAGATCGCGGGCAACTCGCAACTCGACCGGAAGAAGCCGGCCGAAGGAGCAGGCGCGTTGACCGCCGATGAGTTGGCGGTCTGCCGCCAGATGGACATGGACCCCAAGGACTTCGCGGCGGCGAAGCCGAAACCGGAGTAATCGAGCATGGCTCTCATCACCCCCGCCATTCTCTCGGCGCTCAACACGGCGCTGAGAAAGAACTTCAGGGACGGCTACGATGCGATGAAGGCGGAGGCCGTCTGGACCCGCATCGCGACGCTCGTGCCGTCGTCGACCGCGTCCAACACCTACGGCTGGCTGAAGGACTTTCCGGCGTTGCAGGAATGGATCGGCGACCGTGTCATCAAGGACATGGCGACCGCTGGCTACCAGATCCCCAACAAGCTCTACGAGGCGACCGTCGGGGTCAAGCGGACGGACATCGAGGACGACCAGTTCGGTCACTATGCTCCGATCGCGCGGACGATGGGCGAGGAGGCCGCGCAGCATCCCGACCGGCTGATCGCCTCGCTTCTGACCGGCGGCACCGCAGCGCTCTGCTTCGACGGCCAGAACTTCTTCGACACCGACCATCCTGTCTACCCGAACCACGACGGCACTGGCGTGGCCGCCACCGTGTCAAACTACAACAACGGCGGCGGCGCCCCGGGGCCGGCCTGGTATCTGCTCGACACACGGAAGGCGATCCGCCCTTTCCTGTTCCAGGAGCGCACCAAGCCCGAGTTCGACAGCCTGACCGACGCTCGGGCGACCGACAGCGTGTTCATGAAGGACCAGTACCTGCATGGCATCCGATACCGCTGCAACGCAGGCTATGCGTTCTGGCAGATGGCCTACTGCTCGAAGGCCGCGCTCGATGCAACGAACTACGCGGCGGCCAAACTCGCGATGCGCAAGTTCACCGCCGACGGCGGTCGGCCGCTCGGCATCCGTCCGAACGTCATCGTCGTGAGTTCCGACAACGAGGCGGCGGCGCGGGCGCTCTTCGAGGCGATGATGATCGGCGGGGGCAACTCGAACCCGAACTACAAGGATGTCGAGATCATCGTCAATCCGTGGCTGCCGTAAGACGGATGGTTCCCAGAGGGGGCGGCCTGACCGCCCCCTTCGATGAACCATCCTTGAGGAGACTGGCATGGACAACCTTGGTGAAGGCCGGCGGCTGCGTGTCTCGGCGAAGGCAGAGGGCGGGTTTTTCCGGCTGGGCCGGCACTGGCCGAAGGAGGGTGTGATCGTCGCGGCCTCGGCGATCGATGCAGCCGGCTGGGAGGTGCTCCGCGGCGAGTTGAACCTGCACGTCGATCCGGCGCCTGAGGAAGACGCGGTTCCTGACCCGGAGGTTCTGAAAGCCGCCGTGAGGGGCGTGCTGGCGAGCCTCGCGCCGGAGGACTTCGGCAAGGACGGCAAGCCGAAGGTTCCCGCCGTGCGCAAGGCCCTGCCCGACGCCAGGGGAGTGACGCCGGAGCTCGTGGCCGAGGTCTGGGCCGGGCTCAAGCCGGCCGACTGAATGCGAAGCCGGCAGACACCCCCCACCCCTGCCGCACCGGCCGGACGCGAACGTCGCAAGGGGGCGTGACAGGTCGGAGAGACGGCCACCAGGTTTCAACGGGACGGGCAAATGGCCTACGCGACCCAGAGCGACATCACTGACCTCTACGGCCTGAACGCGCTTTATGTCGCGGACCGGGACGGGGACGGTGTGGCCGACGCGGCGGCGGTGGACCGGGCGCTCGCCTCGGCCTCGGCAGAGATCGACAGCTACCTTCTCGTCCGCTACACCCTGCCCCTGCCGGACGTGCCGCAGATCCTCGTCCAGGCATGCGTCGACATCGCGGTCTACCGCCTGGCGCTTTCGCACGACGTGCTCTCGGAGGAGCACCGGCGCCGCTACGAGGACGCGACCGCGCATCTGAAGAGGATCGCCAGGGGCGAGGCCGCGCTTCACCTGCCATCGGCCCCGCCGGTACTCGATCCGGATGGCAATCCGATCACCGGCGCAAAGCCGATCGTCGCCGGCGGCCCGCCGCGGCTTTTCTCCCGTGACCAGACGAGGGATCTCTGATGTCCGGTGTGGCCGTCGAAGTGACGCTCGATGACGCCGATCTGCGCCAGGCGCTGAGCCGCCTGGCGGCGGCCGACCTCGACGAGATCGCCTTCGCCGCGGGGCAGATGGTAGAGGACCAGACCCGTCGACGGATCGCGGACGAGAAGATCGGCCCGGATGGCCTGCCATGGGCAGCCTGGTCGCCGGACTATGCCGCGACGCGGTCGGCGAAACACTCGCTGCTGATCGGCGAAGGCAATCCCGGCCTGCTCGAAAGCATCCAGAACTACACGGAGGGAGAGACGGTGCGTGTAGGCACCCCGCTCGTCTATGGCGCAATCCACCAGATGGGCGGTGCGGGCACCGGCAAGCCAGGCCTTCCGGCGCGTCCCTACCTCGGGCTTTCCGAGGCCAACCGGCAGGAGATCACCGAACTCGTCACCGGCCTGGTCGAGGACATCCTGCAATGAGCGCCCCGCGCCCGGATCTTCTCTATGCGCTCCCCGGTCTCGTCGCGGCGAGCATCCTGACCGTGCTGCCGGGTCTGCGCTCTTGCAAGGGGATGGCCGGGCGGTTCGATGTCGAAGAGCTGAAGCGGCAGGGGCTCGCCGCGCCCGCCGTGCTCGTCTCGCGGACAGGTACCCGGCAGGGCCCGGTACTTGCCGGCCCGTTCAAGACCTTCGAGGTCGAGATGGCGGCCTTCGTGGTGACGAAGGACGAACTCGGTCTCAGCCGAGACGAGGCCGCGGCGAACATTTGCGCCGCGCTGCTGATGCACATCCCCGAGAAGACCTGGGGACAGGTCGGGGTCGGCGCCGCCGCGGGCGTCCGCGAACAGCCGCTGATCACCAGCGCGTCGCAGCGGCTCGCCGCCGCGCTCTGGGCCGTCACCTGGACGCAGCCGGTGTCGCTCGAAGGTCTCCCGATCGTTCCGGCAGTGCCGCTCTCGCTATACGTCGGGGCGGGCCTCAGCGACGGCGCCGGCGATCCCGCTGCCTACGAGCAGATAGGGGCAACGCCATGAGCTATGCCGCCGCAGAAGCGGATCGTCGCGTTGCCAACCTCTTGCAGGTCGGGATAGTCACCTCGGTGAACGGCGCGAACGGAAAGGCCCGGGTTCGTGTCGGCGATCTCGATCTGCCCGAAATCAACGTGGCGCAGTTTCGGGCCGGCGGCATGAGCCTGTGGTGGATGCCGCAGGTCGGCGAGCAGGTACTGGTGGCCTGTCCGTCCGGCGACGCCGCGCAGGGGATCGTGCTCGCCTCGATCTTCGCCGGCAACGCGCCCTCCGCCGACGCAGCCGTACCGATGATCGAACTTGCCGGCGGCACACTGAAGGTGAACGGGTCGATCGAACTCACCGGCGACGTGATCGCCCAGGGCGTCAGCCTCGTGACCCACACCCATGGCGGCGTCCAGCCGGGTGGCGGCAACACGGGAGTGCCGAACTGATGGCAGCATCGCAGGAGTTCCGTGTCGACTTCGACGGATGGGTCGCCGGTCGCCGTGTGCGGAAGGGCGAGATCGTCCGCCTGACGGCTGCGGAGGCGCGCTACGAACCCATCGCCCCGGTCGTCTCTGCCACCGATCCGGAACCGGCGGCACGACCCAAGCGAAGGGCGAGGCAATGATCGGGCTATCGCGGCAGACAGGGCTCCGCATCGAGGGCGACGCGCACCTTGCCCAATCCATCGTCGATATCCTGTCGACGCCGAAGGGGACCCGCGTCATGCGACGCGATTACGGGTCCGACCTCCCACTGCTGATCGACCAGCCGATAAACGGCGAGACCATCATCGAGCTCTACCAGGCAACGGCAGAGGCTCTCGACCGCTGGGAGCCGCGCATCCGCCTCGCGCGTGTCGAGGTCGAGGAGGCCATCGCGGGCGGCGTGACGCTTCAGCTGACCTACGAGACCGACGACGGCACCGCCGGGATCAGGGCCGAACTGGGGGTCGCGGCATGAGCGGCTTCGATGCGATCGACCTGGCAAAGCTCCCCGCCCCCGCCGTCGTCGAGGCGCTGGACTACGAAGCCATTCTCGCGGAGATGAAGGCCGATCTCGTTTCCCGAGCGCCGGAACTTGCGGCGGTCCTGGCCCTCGAGAGCGAGCCGATGGTCAAGCTGCTTGAGGTTTGCGCCTGGCGCGAACTCCTGATCAGGGCCCGTGTGAACGACGCCGCCCGCGCGGTGATGCTGGCCACCGCGACGGGCGCCGATCTCGACAATCTCGCCGCCCTCTTCGGCGTGGAGCGCCTCATTGTCGATCCCGGCGATCCGCTCGCGACCCCGCCGGTGCCCGAGACGCGCGAGAGCGATGCCGTCTTCCGCGCGCGGGCGCAGCTCGCGCTCGAAGGCTTTTCCACCGCCGGGCCGGTGGGAGCCTACACGTTCCACGCACTGTCGGCGGACGCCATGGTCAAGGACGTCTACGTGGACAGCCCGAACCCTGGCGAGGTGCGGGTGACGGTCCTGTCGCATGAAGGCGACGGCACGCCGTCGGCTCCGGTGCTCGCTGCAGTGGCGGCGGCGCTGAACGCCCAGGACGTGCGGCCCCTATGCGATCTCGTTAACGTCCAGGCGGCGACGATCGTGACCTACACGCTCGACGCCGCGATCGAGGTCCTTGACGGCCCGGACCCGGCCCTAGTCCTCGCAGCCTCGCTGGCGGCCGTCACGGGCTATGTGGACGGCGCCCATGCACTCGGCCGAGACATCACGCTGTCCGGCCTTTACGCCGCCCTTCATCAGCCGGGTGTTTCCCGCGTGACCCTGACGGCGCCCGCGGCAGAGGTCGCCGTGGCAGCAACCGAGGCGGCATTCTGCGCGAGCCTCGCCGTGGTGCTGGCATGAACGCGGTCCTCACCATCCTGCCACCGACCTCGACCCCGGCCGAGGTCGCAATCGAGGCGGCGACGGCGCGGGTGGGTGCGGTGCCCGTTCCGGTCGGCGATCTCTGGAACCCTGCCGCCTGCCCGGTGGACATGCTGCCCTGGCTCGCCTGGGCGCTGTCGGTCGATGGTTGGAATGCCGAATGGACCGAGGCCGAGAAACGCGCCGCCATTGCGGCCTCGATCGGTATTCATCGGCGCAAGGGCACAGTTGCGGCGATCCTCAAAGGAATTGAAGCCGCGGGCATCGCCGATGGCCGCCTCTTCGAGCGCTGGACGGCGAGCCGCCATGACGGTGCCTTCCTGGCCGACGGGTCCCGAACCCACGCTCCCTCCGATCACTGGGCCGAGTACAGGATCGAGATCGACCGGCCGATCTCGATCGCCCAGGCGGCGGCAGTGCGCAAGCTGCTTGGCAGGGTGGCGCCGGCCCGCTGCCACCTGAAGGCGATGACCTATCCGCAAGCCCAGAACCTCTACGACGCCTCGATCGTCTACGACGGCGTCTACAGCCACGGAGTTGCCTGATGACCGATCTGCCCGAAACCTCCACCTGGGAAGCCGGCATCTATCAGCTGGAAACTACGGATCCCGTCGTCGGCGGCCCCCCGAACATTGCCACCAAGGCGGGCGCGTCCAACATCGCAGCCTGGCAACTCGGCAACCGCACCCGCTGGCTGAAGGATCAACTGGCTGCAGTCCAGGCGATGATCGGGGCGGCATCGACAGCCGTCGCCGGCATCGTCAGGCTGAACGACACGGTGACCTCGACCGCAGTCAACGAGGCGGCGACGGCGAATGCGGTCAAGACGGCGAACGACAACGCCAGCAGCCGGGCGCTGAAGGCTACCACGGTCACCGGCGGCGGCTTGGCGACCGGCGGTGGCGATCTGTCCGCGAACCGGACGATCACCGTGCCCGTGGCTTCGCAGGCCGTCGCGGAGGCAGGAACGGACAACACCACCGCAATGACGCCGCTGCGCGTGGCCCAGTACCTCGCAGCGCGCCTGGTTGCGCTCCTGCCGGTCGCATCGACGACAGATGCCGGCATCGTCCGCCTCGTGCACAGCACGTCGTCGACATCGCAGGCCGAGGCGCCGACGGCGGCAATCCTCAAGACGGTCCAGGACAACGCGAACACCCGCGCGCTCGCGTCGCGGACCATCTCGACGGCCGGTCTCGCCACGGGCGGCGGCGACCTGACCGCCAACCGCACGGTGACAGTGCCGGTGGCCAGCACGGCGCAGGCCCAAGCCGGCACCGACAATACCACCGCGATGACGCCCATCCGGGTCAGCGAGGCCTTGGCCGCGCTTGCCCCCGGCGTGATCGCGACAGCCGGATACGCCAGCGTCGGCGCCTACGTGCTGGCCATGCGAACCGCGACGGGGCCCATCACCGCAGGTCAGGTGCTGGCGGGGAGCGCGCTGAAGGTGTTCGGGATCGTGCAGAATAGCCCGGACAACGACAACACCAACGGCCTCTCCGGCGCGACACTCCCCGGCACCTGGCGGGCCATGTGTGCCGTGGCCGGCAGCGCCGGACACTATTCGTCCGGCCTTTTCCTGAGGATTTCGTGATGCTTTCAGCCGTGAACTACCGCAACCCACGTGCGACCGCCGGAGACGCGATCGAATGCGAGATCGAGCACCCGCGGTTCGGATGGATCCCGTTTGTGGCCTCGCCCGCCGACCCCGAGGCCCACGGCCGCCAGATCCACGCCCGCATTCTCGGCGACCAGGTCGCGATCGCGCCCCATCAGGCGGACATGACGGTGACCGGGGCCGACGTGGACCGCGAGTGCGATCGCCGCCTGCGCGGCACCGCCGCGTTCGGGGCCCACACCTTCCAGACCGACCAGCTGTCGCTGATCCGCATCGCCGGAGCCGGCTCGCTCGCGGCTGCCGCCCTCGTGGCCGGCGCGCAGCCCGGAGACTACCGCTGGCACGGCGGCGGCGAGGACTTCGTCTGGTTCAGCGCCGACAACACTGCGGTTCCGCTCGATGCCCAGGCGATGTTCTCCTTCGCGCAGGCGATGGCGATCCGCGAGGGCGACTTCGTGAGGGCGTCCCGCGCCCTCAAGGGCATGACACCTATCCCCGCCGACTTCACCGACAATCGCTACTGGCCCGCCTGAAAGGAGCCGACCATGCCTGCACAGTTTCTTCACGGGACCGAGGTCGTCCAGATCAACGACGGCATCCGCCCGATCCTCACCGTCAAGTCTTCGATCATCGGCATCGTCGGCACCGCGCCCCTGGCCGACGTCCAGGTCTTCCCGGCCGACACCCCGGTGCTCGTTACCGGGCCACGTCAGGCCGCGCTCCTGGGCGCCACCGGCACTCTCAAGGATGCCTACGAGGCGGTCTACGCCCAGGGCGTGAACGTCGCCGTGGTGATCCGGGTAGCCGAGGGGGCCGACGCGGCCGCCACTCTGGCGGCGGTGGCTGGCGACGAGACGCTGCAGACCGGCGTCTGGGCGCTCCTGACGGCGGCCAGCATCACCGGGCAGACGCCGCGCATTCTCTGCGCGCCCGGTTTCACGTCGACCCTTGCCGCCGATCCGGCCGGCCCGGTGACCGTCAACCTCGTCTCGATCGCGTCCCGGCTGCGCGGCGTCGCTATCGCCGACGGGCCCAACACGACGGAAGCCGATGCGATCGCCGACGCAGGCAAGCACGGGTCGGACCGCCTCTACATCGTCGATCCCGCGGTGCGGGTCTTCGATACGGTCTCGGCGGCCTTCGTGACGCGGCCCGCCTCGGCTTATGTCGCCGGCATGATCTCGAAGCGCGACCAGGAGTTCGGCTTCTGGTTCTCGCCCTCGAACGCGATCGTGCAGGGCATCAGCGGCACGGCCCGGCCCGTCAGCTTCATGCTGTCCTCGGCCGAAACCGAGGCGAACCGCCTGAACGAGGCGCGCGTCGCCACCGTCGTGCAGCAGAACGGCTTCCGCCTCTGGGGCAACCGTACGCTCGCAACCGATCCGCTCTGGACCTTCCTGCCGGTGCGCCGTACCGCCGACATGATATACGAGAGCATCGAAGCCGCGCATCTCTGGGCGATGGACCGCCCGTTCTCGCAGCAGCTCATCCTCGATATCCGCGACAGCGTGCAGGCCTATCTGAACACGCTCGTGGCGCGCGGCGCCCTTCTCGGCGGGCGGGTCTGGCTCGATCCGGAGCTGAACACGCAAGCGACGCTCGCCAACGGCGAACTCTACCTCGACTTCGACATCGAGCCGCCCGCGCCGCTCGAACACCTCACCTTCCGGGCCCATCGCAACGGCGAGTACTACGAGGAACTCGTCGGCGAGATCGTGGCCGTCAGCTAAGGAGATCAGCCCATGTCGCTTCCCCGCACGATCCGCAACTTCAACGCCTTCGTCGACGGCCGCAGTTACTTCGGCATCGCCACCGAGGCCAAGCTCCCGCAGCCGAAAATCCAGACCGAGGCCCACCGCGGCGCCGGCATGGACGCGCCCGTCGGCATCGACATGGGCATGGAGGGCATGTCGGCGGAGATCACCTTCGCCGAATGGGATCCGGTCCTCTTCAAGAAGCTCGGCCGGCAGGAGCGCTTCGTGCTGCGCCCAGCCCAGCTCGGCGAGGATACGCCGAACGCCGACACCATCATCGTGACCGTCGGCGGCCTGATCACCGCGCCGGAGACGGGCGACCTGAAGCCCGGCCAGAATGCCGCATCGTCCCTGAAGCTGACGATGGACGTCCGCTACTACCGGCTTGAAATCAACGGAGAGGAGATCATGGAGATCGACCTCGTGAACGCCAAGCGGGTCATCGGCGGCGTCGACCAGCTGAAGGAAATCCGTCGCGCCATGGGCATCTGAGGAGACCGACATGACCGATACCGCCTACATCCTCAGCGAGCCGATCATACGCAAGGAGGGAGACATCTCCTCCGTCACGTTGCGCAAACCCGGCACCGGCGATCTTCGGGGACTGATGCTGACAAAGGTCTTGCAGATGGACGTCAACACGCTCCTCGTGCTCCTGCCCCGCATCACCAGTCCCGCACTCCTGCCCGACGAGGTTGCCGGCCTCGATCCGGCCGATCTTCTCGGCCTGAGCGGCCGGGTGGTCGATTTTTTCATGACGGCCCGGCAGCGGGCACAGGCGGAAGCGGAGCTCCGGCTGACCTAGGGCTGCCGGAAGATGTCGATGACGCTGTGGCGGATATCGCCATCGTGTTCGGCTGGGGGCTTGCCGAGATCTACGGGCTGAGCCTCGACGATCTGGCCAGGTGGTGGGCAAAGGCCCGGGCGCGGGCGGAGAATGGGCAAGACGATGGCTGATCTCAACATCTCCCTGATCCTGCGGCTCGTGGACAAGGCGACAGCGCCCGCGCGCACGGCGCTCAGGGAGGTCGAGCGCATGGGCGGGCGACTGCGCGAGGTCGGCCGGGAACAGATCGACCTCTCGCGCGAGCAGCTGGCAGCCAACGCCGACCGCCGCCGCGCGCTCATCGGTGAAGCGGCGGGGCTTGCCGCGACCGGATACGGCTTCTACCGGCTCCTCCGGCCGGCCGTGCAGTTCGAACGGCAGATGGCGCGCGTCGGCGCCGTTTCCCGTGCCTCCGACGCCGATCTCGGTAGACTGACCGAGAGCGCACTTCAGCTCGGCCGCGATACCTCGTGGTCGGCCAGTCAGGCGGCCGAGGGCATGCAGTACCTCGCGATGGCCGGCTTCGGCGTGAACGAGACGCTCGCCGCCATGCCCGGCGTACTCGATCTCGCCAGCGCCGGCGCCACCGATATCGGCACCACGGCACAGATCGCCTCGAACATGCTTTCCGGCTTCAACCTCGAAGCCGCCGAGATGGGCCGCGTCGGCGATGTGCTCACGAACACCTTCACGACATCGAACACCAGCCTCGCCGACCTCGGGCTGACCATGGAGTATGTCGCCCCGCAGGCCGCCGCTGCGGGGGTGTCGATCGAGACCGTCGCGGCCATGGCCGGCAAGCTTGGCGATGCAGGCATCCAGGGCGAGAAATCGGGCACGGCGCTGCGCGCGATGCTGTCGCGGCTTGTGGCGCCGTCGAACGAGGCGGCGCGCGCGCTCGACCGGCTCGGGATCGCAGTCGCGGACAAGGACGGCAACCTCCGCGACATGCCGACGATCCTGGCGGAGATGGACGCGGCGATGAGGGACATGGGGTCTGCCGCCCGAGGCGAGCTCATCTCGGTCATCTTCGGGATGGAGGCGTCGGCCGCCGCCACAGTGCTTCTCGGAGAGGCTGGTAGCGAAGAGTTGCGGCGTTACGCCGAAAGCCTCCGCGAGACCGGATCGGCCGCACGCGTCGCCAAGGCGATAAACGAGGGAACCGCCGGGGCGCTGGAGCAGCTTTCCGGACAGGTGGAGACCCTCAGCATCACGCTCGGTACCGCTCTCGTGCCCGTGCTCGTGACCATGATCGACAAGATCATGCCGATCATCGACGCCGTCACGGTCTGGGTCGAACAGAACCAGGAGTTGGTGCAGATCATCGGTTGGGTAACCGCAGGGCTCTTTCTCACGAGTACGGCGATGCTGGCTGTCCGCTTCGCCATGAACGGCGTGGTCGGCCTTTTCTGGGTCTTCAACGCTGCCCTCGGGCTCATGTCGCTCGCCGCGGGTGCTGCTCCGGCTGTCCTTGGGGGCGTCGCGGTCGCGATCAACGCGGTGGGGGCCGCGCTTGTGGCCGTGGGACGGTTCGCCTGGGCAAACCCCATCGTCCTGGTCATCGCCGCGATCGCGGGCGGGGCGCTCTTGATCTACAGGAACTGGGACGGTGTCGTCGCCTTCTTCCAAGCCCTCTGGGAAAAGCTGAGGGTGATCTTCGACAGTATCAAGTCGGCGATCGCGGCGGCTTTTGCGCCACCGCCAGATTGGGGCGAGCCGGGCGGCCCGCCGCTCTACAAGGGTCCGAACGTGACCCTGCCGCGCACGCAGGGGCCGGCGCCAGGGGAGATCGAGGACTATCTCGGTGGCCAGCGCGCACTCGGCGGGCCGGTTCGGGCCGGCACCATCTACCGCTGGATGGAAGAGGGGCAGGAGCTCTTCATGCCGCGCACCGACGGAGCGGTGATCTCGTCCCGCGAGATCAGGGCGCTCCGCGCCGGCGGTGGGGCGCGCAGCCTCCGGATAGGCGACATCGTCATAAACGCCGCGCAGGGGCAGTCGCCCGAGGAGATCGCACGCGAGGTGATGCGCCGGCTCGAGCGGATGGCATCCCAGGCCGGTGTTCCCTTGCACGACGGAGGCGGCTATGCAGCTTAGCTTCGTCATGATGGCGCTCGGACTTTTCCGCTTCGGCGTCAGCCAGGGTACCTACCAGACCTTCACGCGCTCGGCGCGCTACCGCTGGGAAAAACTCGACCGCACCGGCCGCGCGCCGGCCCTGCAGTTCCTCGGACCGGACGCCGATGAAGCGGTGCTTGAAGGGGTGATTTATCCCCATTTCAAGGGCGGTCTGAGGCAGGTCGAACTGATGCGGCTCGCCGCGCGGCTCGGCCAGCCGATGATGCTCGTGGATGGCCTCGGCTGGGTCTGGGACCGCTGGTCGATCATCGCCGTTGAGGAGAAGCAGTCCGTGTTCCTCGCCGACGGCGCCCCGCGGCGGATCGACTTCACCATCCGCCTCCAGGCTTACGGGAGCGATATGGCATGAGACGCGTCATCACCCGCGACGGTGACATGCTCGATGCGATCTGCAAGGCCGAACTCGGGGCCGAGGCGCACGCGGCAACCGTGCTCGACCTCAACCCGCGTCTGGCCGATCTGGGCCCGGTCTATGCAGCCGGGGTCGCCATCGTGCTGCCCGACGCCGCCGCCCCGGCGGCGAAACCCGCGATCCGACTTTGGGGGGCCGCATGAAGCCGGATTTCCGCGTCGTGGCCAATGCCAAGGACGTTACCAAGGCGATCCGCGACCGTCTGCTTACGCTCACGGTGATCGACGAGGACGGCTTCTCGGCCGACCGGGCGGAGATCACGGTCGACGACCGCGACGGACTGGTCGCATTTCCAGAAATGGATGCCACGCTCGACATATCGCTGGGGTTTTCGGGGAACCTCACCTTCCTCGGGCGCTATGCGGTAGATGGCGTGGCCGGAACCGGGCCGCGCCAGACCATGACGATCACGGCAACCGCCGCCGACATGAAGGGTGACATCCGCGCCCCGAAGACCCGCGCCTGGGAAGACGTGACCCTGAAGGACATCGTGGCCAGGATCGCCGCCGAGGCGCGGCTGAGCCCGGTCGTCGGCAAGAGCGTCGCCACGGCCCACTGGCCCTACGTGGCGCAGACGGCCGAGAGCGATCTGCATTTCCTGACGCGTCTCTCCGGCACGCTCGACGCGACCACGAAACCTGCCGGCGGTCGGCTCATCGTCCAGCGGCGGGGCGAGGGAAAGACGGCCGCCGGAGACCAGATCGAGCCCGTGAAACTCACTCCCATGAGGCTCTCCGAATGGAACTGGAAGCTTGACGCCCGTGAGGACTACGGCACCTGCGAGGCGGAATGGTCCGACACCGGCGGGGGCGCCCGGCAAAAGATCACCAAGGGGACCGGAACACCGCTGAAGAAGCTCCGTCATGTATTCGCCTCGTCGGCCGAGGCCGATCGCGCCGCGTCGGCCGAGCTTTCTCGGGCCGCCCGCGCCGGGCTGACCCTGAAGGGACGCATCGCCGGGTTCGAACCGGCTCTCTTCGCCGGCGGCCTGCTGTCGATCGACGGCCTGCGGGCCGAGATGAACGGCGAATGGCACGTCGCGCGCGTCGTGCACGAACTCGGCGCCGGGCTCACCACGAAGTTCGAGGCGCTGAAGGCGAGGCAGGGCTGATGGCGGATACCCGGATCCCCGCACCGAAGGGCCTGAGGCGCGCGGATGCCGCACTCGGGCGCATCGGCCACCTGCGCTCGGACATGCCGAGCCTTGATGGCCAGACGCCGGTCATCGTCCAGGCTCCGGCCTTCGCGCCTGCGAGTGGCGTCCCGGGCACGGAGTTCACGTTGATCCCGCCGCTGGCAGAGGGCGGGCCGATCCCGGCCGTCTCGCTCGGCGCCCTGACGCTCGACGGCGTCGACGTGCGCGCGATGCTGAAGGGCCGCCGGTTCGTTGCGCCTACTGCCGGCACCCTGATCGCCGTCTGGCATGCGGCGAACGGCGTCGTCCCGCACGCGACGGCATCGGCGCAGGCGCTGGTCACTTCCACCGGAACGGGCGGCTTCAACCGCGGCTTCAGCACCGGCTTCAACCGGAACGAGGAGTAAGCCATGACGACCAAACCGAGACTGACGCTTCAGGCCGACATGGCCATGGCGCTGGCGGATAATGCCACGGGCAACATCACCGAGGCTGTGATGCGCGGGGTGGTTGGCGATCTGGCCGACAGTGCCGTGTTTCCGGAAGACATCGGCCCCGACTTGGCAAAGCTCGACGGGATCGAGGACGGCGCTACCGGCGACATGACCGGCGCCGAGATCAAGGCCGCCTACGAGGCCGAGGCGAACACGAATGCCTATACCGACGCCGAGAAGACCAAGCTCGCGGGGGTCGCGGCAGGAGCTCAAGTCAACCCCACCGATGCCGAGATGGTCGCGGCGCTCGACGCCTATCTGACCAACATGCGCTGGAGGGCCATCGAAGTTCCGGCCGGCGGCACGACCGGTCAGGTGTTGAAAAAGCAGTCGAACACCGATCATGACGTGGTCTGGGGCGACGACGCGACGGGTGGCGGCGGAGCTGGTGTTACCGACGGCGACAAGGGTGACATCACGGTCTCCGGATCGGGCGTCACCTGGACGATCGATAACGGTGTTGTCTCCCTGGCCAAGATGGCACCGGCTTCGGCCGGCTTCTCGATCATTGCCAAGCCCGATACGGGAGCAGGTCCATGGACGGAACTCGTCGCGGCCGACAACACTGTCCTGCGGAAATCTACCGGCAACGTCTCCTTCGGCAAGATCATCAAGGAGCACTTCAACACCAACATCGTCGACAACACCATCCTGACCCAGGTGGCTACACAGACGATCAAGGGGCGCAGCACAGCTGGCACTGGCAACGTCCAGGACCTGACCGGAACACAGGTCACGGCGATGCTCGACGCCTTCACGACCTCGCAGAAGGGCCTCGCCCCCGCGTCTGGCGGTGGCACGACGAACTTCCTGCGCGCGGACGGCGCCTGGGCGGCGCCCCCGGGCGGAGGTGCGACCGGAACCACGTTCTACAACGGCACTGGCGGCACGCTCGCCAAGGGCACACCGATCGCGCTCGGGGCCTTCAACGCGGGGTCGGGCAACCCCGGCATGATCGCGGCGGATGCCGACGGCACCGGCACGATGCCTTGTCTCGGCGTCCTTGGCGCGGCGGTGGCCGCGGGGGCGAGCGGTATCCCCGTCATCACCGGCGGCGAGATCACCGGGCTCGACACATCGGCCTGGACGCTCGGCGACAAGCTCTATGTCTCGACGGCCGGCGCGCTCACGAACGTGCGGCCGACGGCGGGCTTCATCCAGGCGGTCGCGGTCGTCTCCCGCGTCGATGCGGCGGCGGGCGAGATCATCGTGGCGCTGGAGGAGGCGGGCGAGCTTTACACCGAGGTCCTCGAACGGGCGATCTCCGACGAGGTCACGAACCTCGGCACGGGCACAGCGAAGCTGACGTTCCGGATGCCCTTCGGGTTCAACCTCACCGGCATCCGCGCCTCGGTGAATACCGCCCCGGCAGGCTCCGCGATCACCGTCGGCGTGAACCTGACAGGCACCGGCTCCATCCTCTCGACCGACCTCACCATCGACGACGGCGAGAAGACCTCGGTCACGGCGGCGGTTCCTGCCGTCATCTCCGTCGCCACGCTGGCCGATGACGCCGAGATCACCGTCGACATCGACACGGTCGGCTCCACGACGCCGGGCAAGGGCCTCAAGCTCCTCATGCTCGGGTATCGCACATGACGAACCTCCTGAACCCCTTCAGGATGGCGCCGCCGGCGGCCGCCGGCCTTGCCGGCTACGATGCACCGACGCCGTTCAAGAACAGCACGACGCAGCAGACCTTCGGTGGCGCCGGCGTCTGGGACTATCCGGTGGTGGCGGGTGAGCTCGTTCTCGTCTCGATGCACGCCGAGGGCAACGCGACGATCGTCAACCCGACCAACTTCCTCTTGTCCCTCGGCGGCAGCGCCATGACGCGCATCACCGGGTCGGCCACCACGTCCTCAGGGGTGTTTCCAGGCTCGGCGCACTTCTGGATCATCGCGCCCTCGACCGCCACGCTGGCGCTCGCGGCGGACGTGGGCGTGTCGGCCCGCGCCTGCGCGCTCGTCGCGCGACGGATCACCGGCTTCGATGCCGGAACGCCCATCGGCGCCGGCCTCGGCGCTCCGTCGAAACTCAACGCCGACGACGTGACCCTGACCGGGGCCGGCATCACGACCGGGCGCGCCGGAAACGTGGTCATCGGGGACGCCTGCACGAAGGCCGGCACCGCCACGACCGCGAGTTCCACCGCTTTCGACGGCACGGCCTTCGATACGACCGGCGCCACCACGATCAGCGACCTCGGCTTCGGTTTCGGCCACAAGCTCCTGCCCGCCCCGACCCTCATCACCCCCGACTGGACCTTCAACGTGAGCGGCCGTCTTTCCGGCTCCTTCGTCGAGATCAACGTGGCGCCCTGACCATGAGCTATGTCACCGCATCTGGCCGCAAGCTCTACCTCGCCAAGGCGGGCCGCACGGCCGCGCTGACGCGCAAGAACGGGCACAACTTCGGCGCCCCGCCGGCTCCTCCCGCCGGGGCGCTTGCCGTCACCGAATGGCCGCGTGACCGCTTCGCCTTCGACAGTGGCGCCTGGCGCGGCGAGAACAACGCCGACATTCCCGTTCGGATCACCGCGACGGCCGGCCAGGACATCGAGGCGCGGCTTGTCCCGACCGACGGCGGTGTCGCCTCGGCCTGGACCGACGT